AAGTCCGAACTAGCTGCCGCAGTAGCACTATTGCTTACTTGCGGAGACTTTGAAGAAAGGGCAGAGGTGTATGGATGTGCTGCGGATCGTCAACAGGCGTCTATCGTTTTCGAGGTAGCCGCTGATATGGTTCGTATGTGTCCTGCGCTGTCAAAGCGCGTAAAAATACTGACCGCTACTAAGCGTATCGTATACATTCCCACAAACAGTTTTTATCAAGTTCTTTCCGCCGAGGCTTATTCCAAGCACGGCTTTAATATACACGGTGTTGTATTTGATGAGTTACATACGCAGCCAAACCGAAAGCTCTTTGACGTTATGACAAAAGGCTCTGGTGACGCTCGTATGCAACCTCTGTACTTCCTTATTACCACAGCAGGAACGGATACAAAATCCATTTGCTACGAGACCCACCAAAAGGCAAAAGACATCATCGAAGGTCGAAAAGTTGACCCCACATTTTATCCTGTTATATACGGCGCGGATGAAAATGATGACTGGACAGACCCGAAGGTCTGGAAGAAAGCAAACCCTTCACTCGGCATCACGGTTGGCATTGACAAGGTTCGTGCCGCTTGTGAATCTGCAAAGCAAAACCCTGCAGAGGAGAATGCATTCCGACAATTACGTCTTAATCAATGGGTAAAGCAAGCCATACGATGGATGCCGATGGAGAAGTGGGATAAATGTGCTTTTGCTGTCAATGAAGATGAACTCGAAGGTCGAGTCTGCTACGGCGGGCTGGACCTTTCGTCTACTACGGATATTACTGCTTTGGTACTTGTGTTTCCGCCCACCGATGAAGATGATAGATATATCGTTCTCCCGTACTTTTGGATTCCCGAGGATTGCATGGAGCTTAGAGTCCGAAGAGACCACGTGCCATACGATATTTGGGAACGTCAGGGGCTGATGCAAACCACAGAAGGTAATGTTATCCACTATGGCTACATCGAGAAATTCATCGAGCGACTTGGTGAACGGTTTAATATTCGGGAGATTGCCTTTGACCGATGGGGAGCAGTGCAGATGGTTCAGAACCTAGAAGGGATGGGCTTCACGGTAGTTCCTTTCGGACAAGGTTTCAAGGATATGTCGCCTCCCACTAAGGAGCTTATGAACCTTGTGCTTGGGGAGAGAATTGCTCACGGCGGCCACGCAGTCCTTCGGTGGATGATGGACAATATTTTTATTAAGACCGACCCTGCGGGCAATATCAAGCCCGACAAGGAAAAGTCCACTGAAAAAATAGATGGTGCCGTTGCAACCATTATGGCGCTCGATAGAGCAATCCGTTGTGGCAATGATACCAGTGAAAGCGTCTACGATCAGCGTGGATTATTATTTATTTGAGAGGAGGAAATAAAATGGGTATCTTTTCAGGACTCTTTAAGTCCAGAGATAAGCCTCAAAACAGCACAGCAGGTAGTGCGTATACATTCTTTATGGGCGGGTCTACCGCAGGTAAGTATGTAAACGAACGTTCTGCAATGCAGATGACGGCCGTTTATTCCTGTGTCAGAATTCTTGCAGAAGCTGTTGCGGGACTGCCGTTGCATTTGTACAAATATACCGAAAGCGGAGGGAAGGAGAAAGCCATCGACCATCCGCTTTATTTATTGCTTCACGATGAGCCGAACCCTGAAATGTCAAGTTTTGTTTTCAGAGAGACGCTTATGACACATCTTCTGCTTTGGGGCAATGCCTACGCACAGATTATCCGCAATGGAAAAAATGAGGTTATTGCGTTGTATCCTTTGATGCCAAACAAGATGAGCGTTGACCGAGATGAACATGGTCAGCTCTATTACACGTATCAAAGGTCAAACGAGGAAGCACCCACAATGAAAGGATCATCGGTGATACTCAAACCCTCCGATGTGCTTCACATTCCTGGTCTTGGATTTGATGGACTCGTTGGCTACAGTCCTATCGCAATGGCCAAGAACGCTATCGGTATGGCGATTGCTTGTGAGGAGTTCGGTGCAAAGTTCTTTGCGAATGGTGCCGCACCTTCGGGTGTCCTTGAGCATCCAGGTACAATCAAAGACCCAAGCCGTGTGCGTGATGCTTGGCAGAGTCAGTTCGGTGGCTCATCAAATTCGGGTAAGGTTGCTGTCCTGGAAGAAGGAATGAAGTACACACCGATTTCCATCTCTCCCGAGCAGGCGCAGTTCCTTGAGACCCGAAAATTTCAAATAAACGAAATTGCTCGAATTTTCCGAGTTCCTCCTCATATGGTAGGAGACCTGGAAAAATCGAGTTTTTCAAATATTGAGCAGCAGTCCCTAGAGTTTGTAAAGTACACGCTTGATCCTTGGGTGATCCGTTGGGAGCAGAGCATTATGCGCTCACTCCTTACTCCCGAAGAGAAGAAGACTTACTACGCCAAATTCAATCTGGACGGCTTGCTTCGCGGCGACTATCAAAGCCGTATGAATGGTTACGCCATCGGTCGACAGAACGGCTGGATGTCCGCAAACGATATCCGTGAGCTTGAAAATCTCGACCGCATTCCCGAAGAGGAGGGCGGAGACCTTTACCTTATTAACGGCAATATGCTCCCAATGAAAAATGCGGGGGCTTTTGCAAATACAACACCCACTGATGACGGAAAGGAGGAAACACCCGATGAAGAAGTTTTGGAATTGGACGAATCAGGCACAGACGGAGACAACCCCGGCAATGAGAACTCTACACCTCAACGGCACCATCGCGGAAGAAAGCTGGTTCGATGATGACGTCACACCTCAACTTTTCCGAGATGAGCTTGAGTCAGGCAGCGGAGATATCACCATTTGGATTAACAGTCCCGGTGGAGATTGCGTTGCGGCGGCTCAAATCTACAACATGCTGATGGATTACAAAGGTTCTGTCACGGTCAAGATTGACGGCATCGCGGCTTCGGCTGCTTCCGTTATCGCTATGGCAGGTACAGAGGTTTTGATGTCACCCGTTGGCATGCTGATGATTCACAATCCTATGACGGTTGCTATGGGAGATGCGGACGAAATGGAAAAGGCCATTGAGATGCTCAGCAGTGTTAAGGACTCGATCCTCAACGCTTACGAGATCAAGACTGGACTTTCCCGTGCAAAGCTTGCACATCTTATGGATGCTGAAACCTGGATGGACGCCAACAAGGCGCTTGAACTCGGTTTCATTGACGGCATTCTTGCCCGTGAATCTACGGTTCAGGCAACAGAAGCAGTGACTGACGAGGAGACAACGTCCGAAGAGGACAACCCCGAAACCAAAAATGATGCACCCAAGGCATCAATGCTGTATTCACGCAAAGCGGTGGAGACCAACTTAAAGAACAAGCTGCGTAACCATATGATTGCGGAAGCGGCAAAAATCGCGCCCAAAGAGGCAAAACCCGAAGGTCGCAAGGTTGATGACCTTTACGACCGACTCAATCTTTTGAAATATTAAACAGGAGGAAAACATTATGACTATTACTGAACTTCGCACCAAGCGTGCAAAAGCGTGGGAAGCAGCTAAGGCTTTTCTTGATTCCCACAGAACAGAGAAGGGCACTCTCTCTGCAGAGGATGATGCAACCTATTCTCGTATGGAAGCCGAAATCACCGATCTCGGCAAGGAGATCTCCCGCATGGAGAGACTTGAGGCTATGGACCAGGAAATGTCCAAGGCTACCAGTACTCCCATCACCGCAAAGCCTGATGCCTCTGCGGCAGACATGAAGACTGGCAGAGATTCCGAGAACTACAAGTCCGCTTTCTGGAACACCATGCGTACTGCTCCCGGCGGTATTGTGAGAAACGCACTCACTCTTACCCCCGATACCGATGGCGGTTATCTCGTTCCTGATACCTTCGAAAAGACCCTCGTTCAGACTCTCAATGACACGATGGTCATCCGTAAGCTTGCACACGTCTTCAAGACCGCTTCCGGTTCTCACAAGATTCCCGTGCTTGAGACCAGAGCAAAGGCGGCTTGGACGGATGAGGGTGAGACCATTGCCGAAACTTCCGAGACCTTTGGTCAGAAGAATATCGGTGCTCATAAGCTCACTGCACTCATTAAGGTATCCGAAGAGCTTCTTCACGATTCTGCATTCGACCTTGAGGCACACTTCCGTACCGAGTTTGCCGCACGTATGGGTGAGGCAGAGGAGGAAGCATTTATTACCGGTGACGGTGTAGGCAAGCCTTTCGGTATCCTTCACGATACCGAGGGAGCAGAGGTAGGTATTACTACTGCTTCCGCTACTGCGATTACCGCAGACGAGCTCATTAAGCTCTACTATTCGCTTCGTGGTCCTTACAGAAGCAATGCTGTATGGATTCTCAACGATGCTACCGTTGCACAAATCCGCACTCTCAAGGATTCCAATGGTCAGTATATCTGGCAGACCGGTCTCAAGGATGGCACTCCCGACACACTTCTCGGCAAGCAGGTAATCACCACTCCCTATATGCCTATCGTGGCAGGTGGCGCTAAGCCTGTTGCTTTCGGTGACTTCCGTAAGTACTGGATTGGTGACCGCGAGGGTATTACCTTCAGACGTCTCAACGAGCTTTATGCTGCTAACGGACAGGTTGGCTTCCTTGCTACCAAGCGCCTCGATGCAAGAGTGGTTGTGCCCGAGGGCATCAAGGTCCTTCAGATGAAGGGCACTTCCGGCACCTAATAGAGAAGGGAGGTAACGGTGATGGAAGCTCTGCTTTTGAAGCTCAAGCAAAACCTTATTCTTGAACATTCGGCTGACGACGCTCTTCTGCAAAGCTACATCACCGCCGCCGTGGCTTACGCAGAAAGCTATCAGCATATCCCCGAAGGAACTTATAAAGAAACCGCTATGCCTGCCACAACGGAGCAAGCCATAATTATGCTTGCCTCTCATTTCTATGAGTCCCGTGACGGGAGCACAGGCGGTTTCTTTGCCGATAACCCCCAAGCAGCAAACCAAGTATGGAACACGGTCAATCTGCTCCTTCGCCTTGACCGAGATTGGAAGGTGTGATTATGTCTTTCGGCAAAATGAATACCTTCATCGACCTCGGCATTTTCAAAAAGGTGAAGGATGCGGAGGGCTTCGCTACATCCGTTTATGAAGGTGTGGCTTCTGTTCGTGCCTACCGCGAAGGACGGCACGGCTCACAGCGTTGGGCTAATCTTGCAGCCTTTTCGGAGGCAACCGACCTCTTCCGTTTCCGTATTATCCCCGGTACTACAATAACCACAGACCACATCCTTTACTGTGATGGAGAGAAATTCGATATTACCTCCGTTGAGGATGTCAAAGGTCGAGGAATGTATATCGAGGTTCTGGCAAAGAAGGTGGTGTCCACCAATGGCTAAAGTCGATATCAAAATGCCCGATGACTTCCTTGAAAAGCTCTCAAAACTTGGCTCTCATACCGATGAGATTTCCGAGAGAGTTCTTGAAGCCGGGGGCGAGGT